GCCCACAAAGGCTCCAGGGTTCCTGCCTTCGGGCGGGATCTCCAAGAAGATTACGGGGTCGGTCCATATAAAATTCCTGCAGAGTGTCATATGCAGGTTTTTTATCATCCCAAATGCCAGATCTCGCGCTCCACGCTACTGGTCCAGTTAAGGTGATTCTTTTCTTATGAAAACAAGTGCCACAAAACGCCTAATCAGCTACCACGTTGTCGCTGTCATCGTCAAAATACACCTCAGGAAATGCGGAAAACATCGGCTCTTCATACTCGTCAAACCTGATAACCGCTGATGCGTCTGCCAACCACTGGTCATAAGTGTCCCGGGAAGCCGTCACTCTGGCGTAGTACTCATGGATATTTCCGGAAAATCCGATCCCTGCTAGTGCTTCCCTCCGTGCGGCCGTGTCTACTGCCCAATATACAACACTAGCTGGGTTCGACTCCACAATGTCATCTGACACCACAGCGGAATCCCCCACGATTGCATCAGGTATGAAGATCTCCCCCGTTGGGAGCTCCACCTGCGGGGTAGCGGCCTCAGGGGTTGCAGCAGCTGGTCTACTTGGACCCGCCCCACTACTCTCGCTGGAGCTGGGCAATCCGGAAGCGGGAGGCCAAGACAGTCTAGTCAAACCACTGCCGGAGGCGGCAACCGGGGCGCTTGGTGTCAGTGACAGCCTGACACTCTTCTTAGACCTTGGGACGGCTCGGTGGGCGCCATCAACGTCTTGCCGAACCCATAGCAAAACCTGCTGCATTGCTTGAATCACCAGTGTGACATTCACTTCGGCTCCAAAACTAATAGCCAGCGTGATCACCTCCTGCACTCGATGGACTAGGTCCTCGTCTGCCCAGCCCAGCTCTATCATCTCGAGCTCAAAGTCATCCACTTCCAAGGTGAACTTGTCCCTATCAGCTTCGTTGTGAATGCGCCTTTGCATGGACCGGATGGTCTGAGACACCATGGCTTCATACAGCCTATTTTCGTACATTCTGCCAGTCGCCCCCAGCGCTCGTGCCGCGGACCGGAGGAAGGCACTTTCATAGTTCCCTTTTGTTACTCTGTCGTCGATGTGTCCCTCAGCGGCTGCATCATTGCCCCTTTTCTGCCTCCTAGCGGCTGCGAACAACCACTGTGCTTGGAGGACTCGTGCAACGGACCCAACAGATGTCCGCGATGACAGGACAGTCACCTTTGAATACTCTTCTGTGGTCTTGTGCTGAAGTTTGCTCATGGATTGGCCTATGCCCGAGCACAAGCCCAGTAGAGACGATGTGGTGGACAAGAATGAGTCCAGTGCATGAATGTGGTCAGTGGTTGCGTCAGACGCTCTGTATCCAGATGCCCCCATGCTCCGCGTGAATTGCGCGATGGCTTCATGCATCGGTATTGTGCCACGCAAGTCCTCTATCTCTCGTACTATCACTCGAATTTCGTGCGTGCGCGGCCTTACTGAGTGAGCTTTGGTGGCCCATCCTTCTGCATTCAAGATCCTGTCAATCCGGT